TTAGTAGGTTTTCTTGCCATAGCACAATGCTACCTGTCAAGCAAGATGTTATAGATCTCATCGACCCGCGTGTTGAGTCGTTTGATTTCAGACAATAAGTGTGTGATTACATAGCCAGACAATCCACCAAGGATGGTGATAGTCGCGATGTAAAGCGTAAAGAAGTCTGACTGTGTCACTTTTTGATGCCCATAGACGGATCGTTAGGCGATAGGTAACGCAATACAGGTGGAAGGATTGAAGCAATACCTGCTGCGATCAGAGCCTTAGGATCTGTGACCCCTGCTGCTGCCATTGAGATAACTGCTACAAGGAAGGCTCTGCCCCAAGATCCTGCTGCTGTCTTTAGTTCGTTCATTATTCTCCGCCTAACATAGATACTTGAAAAAAAGCACCATCATTGTCAGCTTCTTTCTTAAAGCTAACATGGCAGTGCTTAGAGTGTTTGTTAGCCCCTGTGTACTTGCGCCATTTCCAGTTAAGGATGCTGGAGCAGATTTGTCCATCGTAAATGATGTAAGCAATACGCTTGTCTGCTTTTGACTTGGACAAGAGACGAAGTTGATCGACAAGATCTCCCATGATGTCGGGCTTCCCGCCCTTGAATAAATCTTTGTCCACATCAATGGCGCGTACCCAACCCTGCTCATCTGGATTATGATCAGACTTGCGAGCAGCGTGTCGGGTATCACCGATCCAACCATCCGATGTGCGGTCACGATCTGGGAACGAGTCATCAATCTGCTCCCTTAACTGTGATGCAGCTTTACTTAGTCTCGGTTTCATGGAGCAACAGGCAACTCAATCGCTCGTGGGTCTTTGTTGCTTGCTGGAAGATCACGAAGTGCTTGACGATAAATAGCCCATGCAGATTGATCAACAGGCGCATCTGCTACCTGTGTCCAGTCTGTGCGTGTTAATTCACCATCTCGCCAATAACGCAATCTCGCGACAAATGAATCATCATCGACTAGATCATCATTACCAAGTGCTGAAACGAACTTTGCCATTATGCCACCTCATAAACGATTGTTCCTGAATGACGATAGCCCGTCACGCAAGGTTGTGTATTGTTGTAAATGCCAATTGATGCTTTTGTGGGACTGCTGTTATCGACTCTAATTTGTGTCATGTTGCCAGTAGATTGGTATTCACGACCAGAACCAACATTCATTTCGACGCCATCTGCTGTTGAAGTGAAAGGAAGGTCAATTGATAAGCCTGTACCTGTTCCAGCATTTGAAATAGTAAATGCAAACTTAACAACGCAAGTTTTGCCAATTCTTTGATACTTTGCTGTTGTTAGAGAATAAGAAGTTATCGAACCGCTTGATGGTGTGACTGTTGGTGTGTAAGAAATCCAAGCAGCGTTATTCCAAACAAGTCCCGTTGCCGTTGATGAATCCGCTTGCAAGAAAGCAAAGTTAGATCCGACTGCCAAACGCGCTGGAGTGTCGTTAGCTGTAGCTGCGATTAAATCGCCCTTTGCATCGACAATAGCGTTCTGGATTGCATTGCTGTCATCCTGTGCAACCCATGAAAAGTCCATGTCTGTTCCAGATGCCTTAGCAAGTACTTGACCAGTAGTGCCACCTTTAAGATCGACTAGCGAAGCATCGATTGCATCGCCTAGTGTCTCAATGGCTACTGCGCCATCCTTGACTAGGTCAGTACTGGTTGGTACTGCCCAACCAAAATTAGGGGTTGTTGTTGCCATTAGGTTAGAGCTCCGATCGCTTTAGTCCACTGTAGTGTACCATTTACGCCACTCCAGATGGTGTTAGTTGGAATTACTGTTGCCCATGTTGGAGCAATTAGAGAGAAGTCTGTCGGTGAAACATAGATAGTCATGTCCACAAAGGTTGGAGTTGCTCTCATAGAGATGCCCTCTACAAAGCCTGAGAAGTACCCCTCGAACATGTTAAAGGGTAGGTTAGTAATAACTACTGGCTCACCAAAAAAGAGGTTGATAAGGTCATCTAGCTGGGCAGATGGCATGTTGGGATTGTCAAGTCTAAAAGTAATCTGATCAAGCTGTGTTCTAGGCGTTGAGCGTAGAGCTAGATCTCGCTCTACAATGTCCTCGATGTCTGCTGTGTGACGGATATTAGAATCGAATGTTCTTTGATAGCGTCCATAGGTAGTGATAGAAGCATCATCTGTGGCTGAGTATGTGCTGCCGTAGTCATTGCCATAACGCACGATCTCACTGTTACGGATCTTGCCAATTTGTAGAATTGACTTAACGCTGGCAGGGGAAGCGTAATTAGCGTCTAACTGGGTTGAGCCATTGGCTGCTAAATAGTTGCTTCTATGATCTCCGTCTGCATAGGAAATTCGCCCCTGCTTGTCCTCGTAGAGGTTTCCGAGCGCGCTATCTGCTATCTGCTGAACTAGCGTCTGAGTGTTTCGAGAAGCTGCGGCTAGATTATCCATTTCATAGAGACCGGCATCGATTTCGCCTAAGCCTACATTCTCGGCATTAGCCCATGTGGTAGTCGGATTGTAATCAACCCATTCCAGAGCTGGAGCTACTTCTTGCCATTGATTTTCCAATAGGTCTGAAAGGATAATGCGAATTTGCTCGCCATCAAGATTGTGCGCCACAGAATCTGTATAGATTGCTTTAGGCAGTTTAGCCAATGCACCGACTGCAAGGATTGTGCCAAGGGTCACAAAGCCTGTCTCTTCTGGAGTTCTGACTGAAGTCGTAAAGTCTGAAACTGTGCCACCGAATACAGGCACATAAGTGCCACCGCTGTCTTTTAACTCTAAGGTGAGAGAATCGGTAACATCGATGTCAAAGAGAGCATTAGTCGAGTTGATAATGTCCATGCGAGCATAACCTGCTTGGCATTGTCGATCGATGTCGATGCGACCTATAGTGACATTAACACCGGTTACATTGGTATAGACGTTAGTGCCTACTGTAATGCGCCATTCTGGAAGCCATGTCATACTGCAAGAAGTCCTGTTGAACTTGTGCCACGCTGATAAGACTGACGAACCACATCTTCCACAGCTCTAGCAATAGCTTCTGGATCGCCGATTCCAGCCTGAATTGTAATGTTGTAAGAGTTAGCAGCTTGTGCTGCATAACGTGAGCCACTTACTGCGCCTGAGACACCTGCGCCACCTGCTAGACCTTGCAATAAAGATGATCGAGCAATGCTTTCTAGGTCAATTGAAGAAGCCATAGAACCAGCAGCCGATGCGTTTTCCATGTCTAGCAAGTCTGCAAATGCGTTAGCGCGAGCTGAAGCTGCTTCTGCATATTCAAGAATAGCCCCGATAGATCCACCTGCTGTAGAGATAGGCGCAATGTAATCCCCTGCTGGGATTCCAGAGCCTAGAGATGCGCTTGTAGGTACTGTTGCCTTAGCCTGAGCATTAGCTTGTGCAAGAAGTCTAAGCATCTCTTGGATTGTGGCTAATGCTTTATCTAAGCTAGTTTGATTGATTAGATCAACAGGCTTTAGACTGTCAAGAATCGACTTGATGTCTGCCATCTTAACATTCTGACCAGACAAAGCATTCAGGATCTTTAGATCTGCATTAAGTTTATTGGTTGCAGCAATGATGGCTGCTTCATCCTTAGAAGCAATAGCATCTTCTAATGCAAGGATTGACTGCTTTACATTAAGACGAGCAGTGTCATTAGCAATTTGTAGGCGTTGAGTTGCTTCAGTAGCTTTACCAAGCAATTGAGCCTGATTAGTCAAGGCTGCTGCAATCTGGATCTTATCAAGATCAAAGACTTCTTCACCCTTATTAAGAGCAAGGTTAGCCTTATCGATTGCTTGCTGTAGCTTCTTAGCCTTTAACTTCTTTAGTTCGTCTGCTGTGAGTTTAGTCGAGACTGTAGAAGTCTTTTTAATAATCTTGAATTGGTCTTGAAGTGCTTTGAGATGCTGGTTATCAGATGACTTCTGTACAGCAGCTAACTGTCCTGCTGCTGCTGCGATCTCATACCAAGCACCAATAATAGGAATCATTCCTACATCGAACTTCAACCAATCAGGCAGCTTGTCATCAAGGGCTTGAATCTTTTCGATTAACTTGCCAATACCGCGAATAACATTGGCAGTCTGAATAGCAAAATTCTGCATGCTAAGAGCAAGATTCTGGACGCTGTCATCTTCTCCGAGACCCTTTAGGGCATCTAGAAGCCCCTCACCAATGATCTGCTTAGCATCATCGGCTGCGTTAGCCAATTTCTGCATCTGACCTGTAGGGGTATTTGCTAGGTTCTTATTGAAATCCTTATAGGTAGAATCAAGCACCTTGACAAGAGCTGCTGCTCTTTCTGTCTCTGTGCCTTCCTTGATTGTCTTTTTAGTGACATCATCAAGGACGAATCCAACCTTAGTGAGAGAAGCGAAGTTGCCGTTGAGAGCTTGTGCAAGACCATTGGTCATCTGCTTGAATTGATCAGCAGAAGCAGCTGCTCCCTTTTCTGCCGTTACATAGTCAAGGATGGCAGGGGTAAGTGTTTTGATCGTGTCGATCTGAAGATTGAATGTTGCAAGCTGTGACTGAGTCTGGGTGATGTTTTCTTTATTAACTACACCAATGGCTTGCAATGCTGCTGCTTGGTCATTAAGAGCTTGAACCTGTGCATCTGTTGCACCGACTGTAACCTTTACTAGGTTAGCCAATCGTTCCTGCTGAGCCTGTGCTTCTAGGGCAGCTTTAACAGATGCCTTACCAAAAGCAAGAACCTGAGCAGTACCAAAACCAAGACCAACTGCCTGAGCCAGTTTTTTAACATTCTTGGTGAGCTTTTCTGTTGAGGTCTCAGCTTGCTTGAATGCCTTTTTACCGGTGAACTGTGCGGCAATATCAATGACAATGTTACTCATGCTGACTCCCTTACACTGCTCACTGTTGCACGCTTATTCAATTTGTTTTGTGCGGTTTCAATAGCTCTGAAGATTGCAGCTGTTTGCTTTCCTTCATCTTTCTCCCACGCACGAAAGATTACGCGACCACGCATGTCTTGACCATCACGCTTGCGACCATAAAGCGCACCTTGCTGAACGAACCTAGCACCGGCATTAGGGTTGTTAGACTTGCTGGCTGGATCACCTGCTGGGTTTTTACGACCAGCAGTCTCATAAATAGCACCGGCAGCAGATTTGTTTCTTACGCGAAATAGTGATCTGAAGCCTTTAGAGTTAGGCTTTCCGTATCCTGTGCGATAAACAATGCCACGCTTAATAGTTGCTGCATCGTACAAAGGAAACATGCGAACGCGACCTTCTGTGTTGAAGGTTCTAAACATAGAAGTCTTAGCAGTAATCTTTCGACCGCTTCGATTTTCATTCCAGTTGTAAAGACCTGCTGGAGCAACATTAGGAACAAAGCCTCTAGCTGAAGCCTGAATTACTTTAAGAGAACCTGTGATCTCTTTAGTTAATTCTGCTGCTAGATCTGGAGCAAATTGATTAAGAGCCTTACGAAGTTCGATGACGCCCTTTACTTCTGTTGGCATCTTTCATCTCCTTCGCTTCATCCTTTAGACCTTGAACTAGAGCATCTAGCATGGTCTTATCTAATTCCAGTAAGTGTTGTGGCGCGATCCCCAATTTAATGCTTAGCCTAGCAATTAAATAGGTGA